GTTGAGCATACCGGCGAACGGGTTTTCTGCGGGTTGGATTTGTCTGCCACGCAAGACTTGTCCGCGCTGGCCTTTGTTGTGCCGACCGGCTTTGTGGACATGCCGGCCGAGGATGGCACCACGGCGCGCTTGCCGACCTTTGATGCTTGGGTCGAGGCTTGGACGCCTGGCGATACGCTTGCCGAGCGCGCGCTACGGGATAACGTGCCCTATGATTTATGGGTCAAGGACGGCTTTCTGAATGCCGCGCCTGGCCGGATGGTGCGCTTTGATTTTGTCGCCGCGCGTTTGGCTGAATTGGTCGGCCTCTATGAAATCGCGGCTGTTGGATACGACAGCTACGGTTTCAAAAAACACTTCGAGCCGGAGCTTGACGCGCTTGGTGTGACGCTGCCCGTGGTGGAGCATCCGCAGGGCGGCAAAAAGAAGGGCGCTCAGGGCTTGTGGATGCCCGGCTCCAAGCTGGTGCTGGAGCAACTTATTCTAGAGAAGCGGATACGGTTGCGCCGTTCGCCTGTGCTGATTTCAGCCATGATGAGCGCCAGCACGGAAAATGACCCGTTCGGCAATTCATGGTTTTCCAAGCGGCGGGCGGTGAACCGCATTGACGCTTTGATTGCGTTGGCGATGGCAGTAGGGGCCGCAACGGCGCAGGCTGAAGCCCATTCTTATCTTGAAACCTCGGAGATGGTGGTCCTGTGAAATGAGCTTGATCACGCGCCTTCGAGGTGCGCTATCCTTGCGATCTGCGCCGCGCCCCTTTGATGAGGTGATGGCGCGCATTGACGACGCCTATGGCGCGACGGTTGCCGGGCTCGCGGTGACCCCGCAGACAGCGCTTCAGGTGGCGACGGTGCTGGCGTGCGTGAAGACCATTGCGGACGGCTGCGCTACGCCTGCGCTCAACGTGTTCCGGGAAGATGCCAACCGGCGGCGCCAGCTTGCGCGCAATATCCCCGAGTTTCGGATGCTGTCGCGTCGGCCAAACGAATGGCAGACGAGTTTTGAATTCCGCCGCACGATGACGCTTCACGCGGCGCTGACCGGCGATGCTTTGGCGGTGAAGGTTATGGCCGGCAATCGCGTGCGGGAATTGATCCCGGTGCGGCCTGGCAATTACCAGATCGAGCGCACGGCGCGCTATCAGGTGCGCTATCGCATCCATGATGAGTTTGGCTTTATTGGCGAACTTGGCCCGGACGATGTTTTCCATTTGCCGAATTGGCAGTGGGATTACTGGCGCGGCCTGAACGCGGTGCGGCTGGCGGCTTCAGCCATTGGCCTGTCCATGGCGGCGGAGCAATCGCAAGCCAAGCTGCATGAGAATGGCGGGCGGCCGGCGGGCATCTTAACGACCGAGGCAAAGCTAGACAGCGCCGCAATGGATCGCCTTCGGGCATCTTGGCAGCGCTTCACGGCGGAAAAGCGCAGCGGCACGGCAATCCTCGACAACGCCATGAAATACATGCCGTTAGCGATGACGGGCGTTGACGCTCAGCATGTTGAGACGCGCCGCTTACAGATTGAAGAAATCTGCCGGGCCTTTGGCGTGTTCCCGATTATGGTTGGGCATTCTGACAAAAGCGCGACCTTTGCCAGCAGTGAGGCATTCTTTGCGGCGCATCTAAAGCACACGCTGGCGCCGTGGCACCAATTATGGCTGCAGCGCCTGGATGAGTTTCTGCTGGATGGCTCCGGGCCGCTCTGGTGCGAGTTTGACACGCGCTATCTGACGGCGGGCAGCATGGCCGACCGCGCCGTTTGGGCGCGCACTATGGCGGAAATGGGCATCTATACCCGGAATGAATTGCGCGACGAGGAAGGTAAAGACCCGCTGCCCGGCCTGGATGAACCGTTGACGCCCGCAAATATGAATGGCGCCCCCGCCGCGCCCGCGCCGGAAGCCCCGGCAGTTTAAGCGAAGGAACAATCGAATGATTGAAAACCGCGAACAGGGCGCGCGGCGGGAAACGCGCGACTTCGCGCTTGCGCTTCGAGCGGCTGGCGAAGAGGGCGTGATTGAAGGCTTCGGCTCTGTCTTTGGGCAGGAAGACGCTTACGGCGATGTGGTGGTGCCAGGCGCCTTTGCGGCGAGCCTTGCTGAACACCGCGCGGCAAACACGATGCCCGCGATGCTTTGGCAGCACCGGCAGGATATGCCGATTGGTGTCTGGGAAAGCATGGAAGAGGACCAACGCGGTCTTCGCGTGAAGGGCCGCTTGGCGATGGATGTTGCCCAGGCGCGTGAGGCTTTCGCGCTTGTGAAGGCTGGCGCCATTTCTGGCCTGTCTATCGGCTTCATGACTAAAGAAGACGACTACGACCCAAAGACGAATATCCGCACGGTGCGGGCGGTGGATCTTTGGGAAGTGTCACTGGTGACTTTTCCGGCGGCGAAATCCGCGCGCGTGACGCGCGTGAAGGCCGCTGCGATTGATGAGATTTTGAAACCTTCCGACGCCGAGCGGTGGCTGCGTGATGTAGCGCCCGACGTGTCGAAGTCTCAGGCGACGGCCCTTGTGTCTCGCTTGATGCGAATGGGTGCCGAGCGGCGAGAGGCCGAGATCGCAACCGAACGCGCAAACCGAGCAGCCGATGCGCTGCTGCGTTCCCTGCAATCTTGAACCTGAAAGGAAACCCTCATGTCTGAGGCCCTTGCTGGCGCCATCGAAAAGATCGGCGTCGCCTTTGAAGAATACAAGGCCGCGAATGATGCGCGCCTTGCCGAAATCGCCAAGCGTGGCTCTGCCGATCCGCTGCTGGACGAAAAGCTTTCGCGCATTGACGCGGTGCTTGATGACCAGGCGGAAATGAAGAAGCGCATCGAGCAGGCTGAAACCCGCGCCGCGCGCCCCGGTGGTGCTGGCGTGGCCAATGATAACGACAGCGCCGAAGCGCTGGCCTATCGCAACGCCTTCCTCGGTTGGGTGCGCAATCCCCGCGACCCGCGCGCCGAAATGAAGATGCGCGAAACGGCGAAGGCGCTGCAAAATCGCAGCCTGAATGACGACGGGTTTGAAACCCGCGCCGCTCAGGTGGTGACCTCCACCGGCTCCGCTGGTGGTTTTGCTCTGCCTGAAGTGATTGAGCGCCAGATTGCGCGCCTGTCTGTGGAAATTTCCCCGATCCGTCAGATTGCGACCGTGCGCACGGTTGGCAGCCCTGACTATAAGGAACTGTTCGACGTGAACGGCTCCGCTTTCGAATGGCTTGGTGAGGCGGCAACGCGCAACCAAACCAATACGCCGGACTTGGCCGAAGTGGCGCCGACCTTCGGCATGGCTTCTGCCCGCCCGCGCGCGTCTGAAGAAAGCCTGGATGACCTCTTCTTCGACGTCGAGAATTGGCTCATCACGAGCGCGGCTGAAGCCATTGCCCAGGGTGAAGGCGCGGCCTTTGTTGCTGGCAACGGCACCAATCGCCCGACCGGCTTCCTGAATGGCCCGACGCCTGTGACGACCGCGGACGCTTCCCGCGCCTTCGGCACGTTGCAGTATGTGGCTTCTGGCCAGGCGGCGGCGCTGCCGACCAGCGCTGATGTCTTCTATGACTTGGTCTATGCGTTGCGCGCGCGCTATCGCGCCAATGGCCGGTTTGTCACCACGAAAGCGGTGCTGTCTGCCCTTCGCAAGTATCGTGAAGGCGCCGGCACTGGCGCGTATCTGTGGCAGCCGTCGCTTTCGGCTAATCAGCCGGAAACATTCATCGGCTACCCGATCACCGAAGCGGAAGACATGCCGGCGGTTGCCGCCAACGTGTTCCCGCTGGCCTTTGGTGATTTCCGTGAAGGCTATCTGATTGCGGATCGCGTCGGGATGCGCATGACGCGCGATGAAATCACCCTGCCCGGCTTTGTGCAGTTTTACATCCGCAAGCGTGTCGGCGGGAAAATCCGCAACTCGCAGGCGATTAAGCTGCTGAAGATTGCCGCTTCCTAATGTCTGAGGTGGTGGCAACCGTAACGGCGCCCTTTATCGGGGCGCCGGACGGCGAAGTGTATGGCCGTCAGTTTGCCGTGGGCGATACCGTCCACGGTGAACTCGCGGCGGTTGCTATTCGGGAAGGCTGGGCAGAAGTGCCCGGCCAACCGAAGGCAAAGAAAAAAGCCGAGGGCTAACCCATGGCCGAAGATTCCCTCGACACAATCGCTAAGGTTGCAGCGGTTGCCGCTGGGGTCGGTTCTGCCGCCCGTGTGGCCTTTGCAGCGCACGGCGGCGCGCGTGGCTGGCGCTTGGGCCTAGAAGCCGTTGTGGGGGCCGCGCTAGGCGTTATCGCCGCCGCTGGCGCTGTCTGGTTTGACCCCGGCTTGAAAGCAGATTCCTGGGCAATCTTTATCACAAGCGGCTGCGCTGGTTTGGCCGGCGCCATGGGCACGCGCGGGCTGGATTTATTGACTGAGTGGCTTTCGCGGCGGGCGAATTGAGGGCTGAGGCATGACATTTTCCGTCGCCGGCAGCATCATCACCCAAACTAACGAGGCCGGCATTGCCATCACTGCGGCTGCCTCCATCACGGGCGGGGTGCGCTTTACCTGCACGCAGTCGTATGCAGCGGGCAATGTCGTTCGCATCACGGGCACCACGAGCTATAACGGCAACTGGATGATTGCCGCCAGAACCGCGACAACATTCGACGTTCTGCAAAGCGCGCAGGGCACGGGGATCACATTCGTTTCGAGCCAGTCAGGCACGGCTGCGCGTGGTGACGCAAGCCTTGCCGGGCTGAGTGGCTTGTCCGGTGTGACAACTACGAGTGTGGATGCTTCCAGCGGTTATGTGATTTACCTGCTAGGCGATAACGTCAAGCTGCAAATCAACGGCACGCTGATTGTCGGCGGGTTGCGAGAGATCAACTCGACTCTTCTTGGTCACAACGAGCAGTTGGTGATTGGCCAGAACGCGGTCAGCACGGGTCAGCCGGTGCTTCGCGTCGGAAGTGGCGGCGTTCTGGTGGTTGGGTGTAGGTACACCAATACCGTCAATTACACCGGGACAAGCGCCCCCAGCTACACAGACGGGATCTCTCAGCAAGTACTGATTTATCAGAAAGGTCAGTACGGGCGAAGCACCGCCGATGGTGACGGGGCGACATCCCCAGCAACTAACCCGGCCCCAGCGACTTGCTTTTTAGCAATATCAAGCGGTGCGCGTTTCGATTGGATCAGCGGGACAATTGATCACTGGGCCGACATGGTTTTTGACAATGGCTCGATTGCGAACATTGGCTTTGATGGGCAGCGAAACAAGCCGGTAACCGACAGCCGTCGCGGTTCGATGGTCATTTGGTTCAAGCCGGGCAGCGCGGTTTCGATCTTCGCCCTCAAGACAATCGGTGATCGCGGCATCAATGTCACCAATGCCAACAACACTGGTCGCGGGCCTACTTTCCAGATGCTGCAAGGCCCGCTTGTTCTGAAGGGCCTTGAAATTTTCTGGTGGCGATGCGTCGTTGGCCTGGCGAATGGCACTGGTGTCGGCGGGTCGTTCACCGTCGAGGATTACTCGGGCGCTTTGGGGTCTGAGCTTGACATTGCAAAAGCGGTCCCGTCAGGACAAACGCTGCTTGTCACTTTCAAAAACAGCGCGGTCGGCACGACGATGGTTGTTGTTGATGCCTCCCTGGGCACGGTGCTGCTGTACGTCACTCAAAAACTCACCGCCACGGTACGAACGACCGGCGGCGCGGCAATTCAGGACGCGGTGATTTGGACGATCAGCAATGCCGCCGTGCAAAGTCTCGGCGTTACCAGTGCCAGCGGGCAGGTGGTGATTGACAATATCGAGACAGGTTTCTCGGCTGACAATCAGGCAGGAATCACTTTGCGATTCGCTGCGGGCGACGTGGCGACATGGAACGTCCGTGCGTATCAGAGTCTGTCTGGTGTCTACCAGGTCATCATGCGGGGCATCGGTGGCTCGACGGTTGCGCCTGCGATGGTGGACGACTCTGCTGTCACATTGAGCCGCACGGCTGCGGGCGCGTTGTCAACCATCAACACGCTCGACCAGTTTTACGATGCGGCAAAATACTGGAACGTCCAGAGCGCGAATGTCAATTTCCCGACCGCATCTACGCAGGTCGCCACGGCAGCGGGCACCACGCTTGATCTGGGCGCGCTGAATGTGGTTGTGGATGCGACGGCGGCGAGTGCCTTTGCAGTCAACACCGGCACAAACACGGTCACGATAAAAAGCGCGACGCTTGCGGTCGGGGCGAAGTTCAGTACCCTAAAAACGACTGGCACGATTTCCTTTGCTAATGGCGCAGACGCTACCTGTACGCTTCAGGGCATCGTCGTTCGCGGCGCCGCTGGCATCTATTCGCCGAAGCTGGAAACCGCCACGGTGCGCTTCACGGCGGCTGGCACCTACGACCTGCGCGGCGCGACAATCAGCGGCACCTTGACGCTCACAAACACCAGCGGCGGCGCG